GCCCCAGTGGCCCCCAGAAGGGTGCGTAGGATGTTTGTTTTGAAATGGAGTTTGACTTTCTCCATTAGAAGCTAATAAAAGACAAGAGTATGGAACTGATATCGACTTCTACGCTGCACATGCAACGGGCATGTTGAAGGACTCGAAGTGGAAGGCACTATACGTGAAATCTTCTTTCTCAACACAACTCAATCCATAATCTTTCTCCAGTATCTTAGAGAGAGCAGGTGAGTTGTGGAAGGTGAAGACATCACTGCGTGAAAAGTCGAGCAGGTCGGCGTACTCAGAATCATTGAGTCTATACCGTCGGCGAATCTCTTCGGAGTCCAACCTATAATGGGGAAACTTGTCCGACCCTTCAGTGACCTTGTGATCGAACACATTTGTCATCGTGACAGGGCCTTCACCCATAGCAGCGCGCATCTCGTCTATGACCTCACAACTTGCGTAAGGGTAAGCTCCTAGAAGTAGACCGCGTTGGAAAGCTCGCGCTCTAAGTTCTAGACTACCACTTCCTGGCAAGTCTCCGTTACAAGTACCACTAGCACGCAACAACACACCTAAATTCAACATTGGTTGCCAATCCCCATTCGTATCCAGAACGGGAGAATGCTTGAGAAATTGCACATCCTGAAATGTTTCGAGGGGTGTACATCCAGTAAGTATGTAACCAGCTTGTGCGGCAGCGGTGACCATACTAGGATTCTCTATGTTGCGAGGGTGGAAGCCTTCATACGAACGGACTATTGAAAGTCCAATCATAAGATTGGCTAAATTGTTTATTGCGGTGGTAATCGTGCTTCCTGACATCAACTTCGGAAAAGTCGGTTTAAGGTAGATCTTGTTTCTTGGATCTGCACGTGATACAATGCGGAGCGGAAGTGAACATTGGTCAATGAGTAGCTTCATATCATGCTTGGCCCAACCAGGTGGCATGATCTTCTCCAGGGCTTCAAAAATAGCAGGCCCATGTGAGGCATCGCAACTTGATATGTCAAGGTTGTAATAATCAACCTTTCCAGTAACTGGGTTGCGGATAGAAAGACAAGAATCGTCAGAGAAGTAAAGGAAATAAAACCTTCCTGGTGGATTATACAACTTGTCAAAGTGTTCCTTTAAGGCGAAGGGATCGGGAGATTTGCAGAAAACGAAGGTGCCACCCTCAAGCTCAATCTTTGTCTCATCCTGTGCTGTTTTCAAGTAATTAGTAACTCGAAAACCTCGTAGAGAAGCAGCCACACCTAAATCACAGATGGCCCTTGGCTTCTTTTTGTGTTTAGCCCACTCGTTCTTTTTGAGTTTCCAAAGAACGGAGCGAACCCACTTATCTACGGAATCAGCAACGCGGCCATCTTCACAAAGCTCTTGTTTAGCTTGTCGTCGAAGTGCTCGCTTTTCGTGGGGATCATCATAATGTTCGATCATCTCCTGCTCACTGTTGGTGTAAGCGGTGAAGAAAGGGGTATATTTTTCCCTTAGATAATCCAAAAAATTGCTGTTTTGGTGGACAAAATTGGTTTGATTTCGCATCAAGCGTTCGTGCTCTCCTTGAATTTCAGGTTTCCTCTTGCCAAGAAGTCGCCTGGCGGCATATCTAAAACAATGGTCACAATCGCAGTACATGCGACCGTTATGTGATACACCTGGACCGAAATGCGTCCTATAGGTTCCGTCAGGTTTTTCATCTCCTGCAGGGAACTGTATTTCTCCGTTTATGAAATATTGCGGAGTACCCTTGTTCATAAGAGTAAATTCATTATTGAATTCATACAATTCGTCTATATCGCACTTCACGGTCCCGATCCGATAGGGGTACCTCCAGTAGGACACGTTTACTGGCGACCCCTTCCCCTGAAAGTTGGTTTCTTCAATTCAGAGGGGTTGGCTTCAGCTAACTTAACTTTGCGCATCACATTCTGCTGGATGAAGTGATGGAGAGTGTTGTCGAACACTCTAGAATCGTACCGGAGGAACTCCTCTGTCTCAGGAATCTTGTGGATTAAATTCACACAAGCCTGGGTAAAGCTACTGAGGATGTCATACTTCCGGGTTTCCTTGTTGTACTGGACTACGTCGCGGGTGTGAACATTACGCACAAAGTCATCTCCTACATGAAACATACGTGAATACAACTCCTCAAAAATTTCAACCTCGGCGTAGCTTTGAAAGCCAGCAGCTGTGAGGTAGACAGAGTCCGTGTATGAACGTGAGATGTAACAAGGTGGGCGATTCCAATGGTCAGACCACGGTAAACCGAAACGCCACTCACTAACCGCATTATTTTTAACTTCGCTAGTCTCCATTTTAGTGAGACCGTCATCGTTATTTAACCGGTAACCAACTTGCTCGTGGAGCAAGGGGACATGACGCGCAATCCACTCACCTAAGCGGTGTATACCTCCACACTGCCTGAAGTCCGTCCTATAATAGACAACGACCTTCTTAGTCCGCATTTGCTGCGGAACAGGTGCGGGAGGAATGATGAATTGTGGCGCCGGTGGGGCAATAAGTCGACGTTGGACAAGTCGAGCAACCCCATTGGCTAATATAACAACGTTATTCTGTGGCGGCGGAGGCGGAATAACTACTTGGTTTGCACGTCGCAAGACATGGGCTCGCATGGCAACGACATGACCAGGTGGTACAAGGGCGGCTACTCCGCCAGCTCGCAGGTAACTTAAATGAATACCTTGTGGAGGGGGGAAGCGGCAGAGTCGCAAAATGGGCTGTAATTGGTCCCTAACACGTGATGTGTTGCCCGCAGGGATATCCCGATAAGGATGAACATAAATTGGCTCCTTCCTTTCTAATCTGGGCGGTTCACGCCGATCAAGGTTGTCATGTTTGTGCTCATGGTCGAGATAATCTCCGTTTCCGGGTACAATGTTATTAACATTCTCTACATGCACTTTATATTCATGAACAACTTCAACCACTTCTGGGAGGTGTCGTAGATCTAGCTCGGTTCTGACAGGTGGAAAGGTACGGGCACGAGCAGGGCCGATACCCGATGGAGGGGGCTGTGGTTGAGGAGGCGGCGGGGGGGGAGCGATCGGAGCATCCGCCCCTTCACGGTCGTCTTCATCCTCGAAACCCCCTTTCTCATCAATATAATGTGAGTGTTTTGGATCTTGACACTCTGGATATGTGAGAGGGCAAAGAGTAAATTGTGGCGGCCGAACCTTACCTTGCTTCTCGGCCTCGCGATTCATCTTCTCAAGGAAACGACGAAGAGCACCACCTATAGCTTGCTTACTGCCTTTCTTAATACGATGGTAGTGGGTGGAAGATATATTGCATCCACCATCTAAGATGCAATCTATAAACATTGGTTTGGGGACATCATCCGTTCCTGTGAACTCACCATTAGCCCCATTAATCTGTGATGGGACAACGTGATAAGTTGCTGGCGGCAAGGAGCTACCGGAGCCTTTGCAATCCGGACAAGTGCTATATAAGGGGCACAAGAACTCAATGCGCCCGAGTCCACGACACAACGAACAAGAGGTGTCCCTCTTTTTAGTAGAGATGCGCCATTTTGGGGTCCCATCCCCATCACAGACACGAACTCCGGGACACTGGAGGAGGTATCTGTAGGCGTCATTACGATTACATTCAAATGTGGCGTGAATATTACCCACTAAATCTGCTGTGGCGGTAGAACCATTCTCTGCAATCCAACAGCGGATAAATTTATATACACTTGTGCTATCAAAGCTCTTGTAGCCTTCGGGCCCGACGGGTTCCTCTTTACGCTCACGAATCTCACGCATACGAGGCGAGAGATCCCACTTGTTGTCTGAGCAGCCAACGAAAGTATAGCTGTTATGATTAGTCAGTATATACTCAACCTGAGTAAAAGTTATATTGACTCCGGATGACCAAATGGAATATGTGAGGTCTTGAATTGTCATCGGACCTTTCTGCTCAAGGAAGTTTATGAGGGTGGTAAATTGGGTGTCTGTGTATTTGGTAAGACGTGGCGGCTCCACGATCTTGGTGTGTAAATTGGATGAAGAGTCTACATCATCCGACATGGTCCATTCTCCATGTGTCCCAGACAATGAAGACTTATGTCTTCTTTTCTGAAACTTAGGTTTATTATGATCACGGAGGTAATCGAATCCATGTCTGTTGCGGGTGTCTAATTGACTTTCTGCTGCCCGAGATTCAGCAGTCTGCCCCATACGGAGGACTTGGGTTTGTTTTCTTAATATACTCTTACTAAATACTGGATCGCTTCCCTTCTGCGCGTTACTATGGAATCTGGCGTCACACAACGGCAAAGTTTTATTCACACCTACGGAATTCATCCTAGCGGCGTGTTTTAATGCTTTGCGAGTCGGTGCCCTATCATGCATAGCGGTAGCACTTAGGTACAAACATTGCGGGGCAGACTTTACTCCTCCGCAGTCCGTACGTGGACGAGCCGTTCCCTCACCTTCTGGTAACACAATTGGGACTGCATTGAAGTCTCCCCCTTTGTGTTCCGTCTCGATGCGGGACATTTCTTTGTATTCGTAATTCGACATCATGGTTGGCTCGGGCAAAGCTTACACTAAATGAGGTCGAAGCCGATGGATAAGTTGGGCTACACAAGTACATACTGTATAACTATATAATATGATATATATGAGACGGAGATAGCGCACTAAAGTTAAAAAGTGTTGGCGTTAATCTCGGTAAGGAAGAAATCGCCTTTGAGGGTGCCACCGGGAAAGACTCCGACGGCGCCAAAAGATACAGTGGGTGGTAAGGCAGGAGTGCCGCTGCCGTCGTACTTGATGATGGACGTTACAATGATTGTGTTTCCGTTACTGGGTACCCCAGTAGGAGCCGCCTCAGTGGGATAACTTTCGTTACGGAAAGCGTTGGGCCAAGAGAGCCCGTTATACAGAAAGAGAGTCGGTGGGACTAAACCCCCACCTGTGGTGCCACTCACAGTGAATACAAGTAAATACAAAGACTGTGGGCGCAGCGTGTATGGCAAAATGACTGATGTGTTAGTTAGTGAGACAGACCCTGCAAAACTGTTGAAAACAGGTTGGATGGGGTTAACGGATCTGTCTAAAAGAAGAGGGGTGGCAGCAGCAGTTCCTGCAAGATTGAGGTGTAATTGTTGCTGGTAACTAGCTGGTACCCCAAGAAAGGGTTGGATACATGAAACATCGTAGGAGACCCACAATTCGCCTAAAGTAGCAGAGGCTGTAGAAACACCTCCGGTGGCGATTGAGAATCGTCCTAGATCAAACAAGCGGATGTCTGTGTTGACCGGAATGGAACCGGATCGTAAATAAAGTTGTTGAGCCACGTTGAGTTTTGGAGCGCATTCGATGGCATGAATGATATTACTAGATGGCTTAGAAGATACAGCAAAAGAAGTATTTTCCATCTGCGCTTTACTAGTGAAGGGAGTATCTGAAGAGTCGTAGTCAGTGGCCATTACTACATACCCAAGGTTGACGTTAGTCGTCAGCTCAGATGATGTACTACGAAACTCAAATACCATCCCGTTAATACGGTATTTTTGGAAGACACCGGCGGTCATTTGTGACAGCCATGGGAAAGTGGAAAGAAGGCCTGGATTGATTTGAAAGTTTTGAATGTTGAAAGCACCTGGTGTAGAGGAGGACAGGATGTCACAAATGTACTCACGGTGAGCTACACGAACGACATTCCCGTCATCGTTCCCGAACTGTGGGACCTGATCGGAGTTAATAAGGTTGTTCATACCAATAATTCCGGGTGACGTTACGTAATCACCAGATCCGAAGATACGCCCAATGTAGTGTGCGTATGACCCGAGTGCAGATCCAAGTGCACCTCCTGGTCGGCCACCGAGATGGTTGCCGAGCATGCCGCCGATCTGGCGACCCATACGACCCCACGGACCAGGGCGTTCCATAGAATATGCGCCGTGGCCCGTAATCCGGGTGATGGTTCTAGATGGTGTTCCCGTGTAGGGATTGGCTGCACGTCGAGTCTTCGTGACAACGACGCGTGGTTGCTTCTTTCTAGAGGATTTGACCTTTTTAGGCCGGTTAACAATTTGTACTGATTTGGGTGCTCGAAAATACGGGTGAAGAAGAGCTAATCTGCACCTATCTATATTGCTCCTATCTTACGATACTATAATTGGCCCTACGGCTAATCGTTGAGACACTCCGGAGAGGGAAAGTGTCGCGATGTCGCTACAACGGAACCTAGCATATTACAAATTTACATAAACATTTAACATCATTGAACGACAACTACGTAACAAACCAAGGGACCCTGTGACCTAGCGCGACAACTTTGTACTTTGCTAGTATACGTCATGGAAGATCCTAAGGTCCCATACTTCGTTATTTACATAATTACAGTAATATACATACGGCTATGGCCGCAATCTTTGATGACGGAGGACTATGTGAACATGACTCCGGAGTAGACAACTCATCGTTTTGATAACCGTGGACGCTCCACGGGAAAGTGGC